GGCATATTTAATTCTCAAATTTATAGAAATAAGTTTTATTCGCAACTTTTAAGACACTTGGTAAAAAAGATTTGTGAAACATCACAAGGACTCATCGCTTGCGACAAAGACGATGAGACTTGCATTTATTCCTATATAATCGGCCATCAATCCTTAACGGGCAACAACGAGCCTTTTAATGTTGTTCATTTCGTCTACACAAAACAACAATTTAGAAAATTCGGACTTGCCACAATATTAATCAATCAATTTAATAATAATAATAATAGGGTTCTTCATACTTTTAGAACTCAATTGAAAACTCAGAAATACACATTAACTTTTGTGCCTGAATACATGGCAATTGGAGAAATAAATGTCAGAAAAGAAAATAACTAAAGAATTAATTGAAAAACTTGAACAACTTACGGTTATAGAAGCGAAAGAATTAATCGAAAAGCTTGAACAACTTACGGTCATTGAAGCAGTAGCTTTTGGAACTTTAACAGGTCACTTCTTTAAATCTACTGAGTGCGATCTTTATGTAGACTTTAATAAGCAAGTTTGCACAATTAAAAAGCCAAATATTAAAACTCTTGTTGTGCCGTTTCATAACGTAAAACATTTTGTAATTGCTGATTAGGTGGTCAATAATGGGTAGACCAAAGAACTTAAGAGGCGGCAGACCTTTAAAACATGTCGACGAAAGACAATTAGAAACGCTTTCGAAACTTCATTTATCTGATCAAGCAATTCCGCAAATATTAGGCATTCACGTAGACACTTTACATAATAGATTTTCTGAAAAAATGAAACAATGGAAAGCTCAATCGACTGGAAAAATAGCGAATGTTCTTTTTGACGAAGCTTTGAACAAACGAAAAGATTACGCCGTTAAACTTTTAGCAAATAAACACCTAGGTTATTTTGAAAGAGTCAAAAGCGAGTCTGAAAATATTAACTACAATTTAAATGCTGATATTTCTGAATCTGAATTAGATCAAGTATTAAATGAAACCATGAAAGCACTTAAATCAAACGATGTTGAGTAGAGATGAAAAGCTCAAAAGATTGTTTTTGTTTCAAGCTCAATTAAAAAAAAAAGAGCTTGAACTTAAACCATTAGAAATAGGCTTATTTGCTCAACAAAAAAAATACGATAAAGACCCATCAAAACGAAAAGCAGCTCTTTGCACTCGAAGAGCTGGTAAGACTCACGTCATATCAAAAGGTTTGCTAGACGGCATTTACTCAAAAGATAAAGGTGATTGCGCATATATTGGATTAACACGACTTCACGCAAAACGAATCATGTTTAATCACGTTATAAAGCTTCAAAGAAAATACAGACTAGATCTTGAGGCCAATAGAGCAGAGCTTTCAATTTTAAATAAAAAAACTGGCAACACTTTATATATCACAGCCGCCAATCATGAAGAGGACACCGAAAAGCTCAGAGGTCTATCTTTAAAAAAGATTGTATTAGATGAGGCGGCTTCATTTAAAGAACATATCAATTATTTAATCGACGATGTTTTAGAGCCAACAACAATCGACTGTGACGGTTCAATAGAAATGATCGGAACACCAAGCGCAAACCCACTTGAATCAAATATTTTCTATAGAGTCACTCAAGGTATAGAGAAGGGCTGGTCAGTTCACAATTGGTCAATCTTAGACAATATTTATATCCCTCACGCAAAAACTTGGCTTGAAGACTATCGCATTAGAAAAAATTGGAACGAAGACCATCCGACTTATTTAAGAGAGTGGTGCGGTTTGTGGGTGGTAGATAAAACATCACTTGTTTATAAATACGATAAAGAAAAACAAGACTTTGACAAGCTACCAGAAGGTCATGACTACAGATATATTTTTGGAATAGATTTAGGCTTTGACGATGCCTTTGCAATTGTAGTTCTAGCTTTCAGTTACACTTTGCCAAACAAAGTCTACTGCGTTGATGAGTTTAAAAGAGTCGGTCTTATTCCTTCTAAAATGGCAGAGCAAATCATCAACTTTAAAAATAAATACAATCCAATCGCTATGGTTGCAGATACTGGCGGTCTAGGTAAAGCAATCGTTGAAGAGTTTAAAGCAAGATATTCTCTTAACATCGAAAGAGCTGATAAAGCTAATAAGTTAGATTTTATCGAAATTGTTAACGGTGATTTAATTTCTGGTATCATTAAAATAAAAGACAACTCAGATCTTGCATTAGAAATGAAACAACATCAATGGGACCCAGAAAGTGAACAAAGAATTGAGGATGATAGAACAGAGAATCATATGTGTCTTGTTGGAGATTCTTTAATTTTAACTGAAAAAGGATATAAAAGAATTGATCAACTTAATGTTTCAGATAAAGTAATCACAAGAGTCGGTATTAAAGAAATAGAGTGTATTGCTAAAACAGGTTATGAAAACATTTATAATTTAATTACTGAAAACTCTAAAATCCAATGCACGAATGATCATTTGTTTTATAGTTTAACAAGACAAAAGTTCGTTGCTTTTAAAGACTTACAAATTGGGGAGTTATTGTGGGAAGAAAGCAATTACTTACAAAATCAGTCGAAATTAAAGAGTTTAACGGCGAAAGTTATCGCAGGTATCCAGACTCAAAGAGAAGGACTGATCGAGTATATTACAAAGCGTATTGTAAAATTAATAAAAAACCTAAGTTTCTACATAGAGAAATATATAAATATTATTATGGAGAAATTAAAGAAGGGTTTTCAATACATCATAAAGACGAAAATACTCTTAATAATGATATCAATAATCTCGAAGCTATTTGTAAAAAAGAACACGCAAGAATTCACTCATCACAAGAATATAGAAAACAGATGTCAAAAAATAGCATTAAAAAAGCTATTCTTGCAGCACCAAAATGGCACGCAAGCAAAGAAGGTCATGAATGGCATAAAAAGCATTGGAAAAATTCTATCGGAAAAATTAGAAAAGATATTAAATCCAATTGCAAAGTTTGCGGCACTGAAACAATTGGTACAAAAAGAAAACAAATTTGTTCAAACAAATGTAACGCAAAAAAAAGAAGAGATTCAGGAATTGATAAAATCACAAGATCATGCAATTTTTGTAAAGAAGGATACAAAACAAGTAAATTTTCAAAACAAAAACACTGTTCGCGTTCTTGCGCTAGAAAAAACAGGATTAAAACAAAAAGTTTACAATCTACAAATTAAAGATCAAAACGAATATTTTGTTAATGGTATTTTATCGCATAATTGTGATTCTTTAATTTACTCCTATAAAAAGGCAAAACACTATCTTGCTAAACCAAAAGACATACCACCAAAGCCAAATACAAAAGAATATTACGATAAAGAAGCTCAAGAGATGCTTACTAAACAACTAGAACAATTAAAAAAACAAGAAGAGGACAAATGGGACGACATAATTTAGCACTAATAAAAAAACTAAAAGACTTGGGCGTAAAAAACTACAAAGACATGACTTTTGAAGTATCATTTCATGAGCCTATTCAAGAAATTAAACCTATTGATAAAAAGAAACTAGACGCAATAAAAAACGAAAAAATTAAAACAGTCGAGGATGATATTTTTGAAATCACAAACAAAGTGACTATTCCTTTACTCGATGCAACTGTTTAATTCACGGAGTAATTTATTATGGCTAAATGGTATAAAAAACAAAACAACGACAACGTCCACGAAGACATTTTTGGAACTGTTAGAGAAATTCAAAACGCTCAAACAATCTTAAGAAAGAAAATGCAGAGAAATCTTGCTCTCTATGGCGAGCGCACTCAAATGAGCTTTGCAAACTCTTCTTACATAACAAGCGATGACTTTAATGACAGAATTCAATTTAACGTAACTCAATCGGCAGTAGACACAATCTTTCAAAAGATTACAAAGAATAAGCCTCGAATTCAATTTCTTACAGAAGAAGGTAATTTTGAAAATCAACAAATTGCTAAAAAGCTAAATAAATTTATTGATGGTCAATTTTATAAATCAAATATTTATACTGAAATGCCTTTAACATTTAAAGAAGCTGAAATTATTGGCTCAGGATTTATCAAAATATTTCGAGATCAAAAAGGAAAAGAAATTAAA